TCCGTTGTGTCGTTCCCTCTTGCCGTTGATCGCAACGGCAAAGAGGGCGGCACAGACTGGATCGATGTTGTCGCATGGCGCGGCACGGCGGAGGTGCTCTGCAACTACGCCGGACGCGGGCGGTTGATCGGCGTCGAGGGGCACTTGCAGATGCGCGACTGGACGGACAAGAACGGCAACAAGCGCAAGAGCTACGAGGTGCAGGCTGACAGCGTGTATTTCGCAGACAACAGGCGCTCGGAGGACAACAACACTGCCGCACCGAAATACGCCGCAGAGAGCGCCGCAGGCGGCTTTGCAGAGGTCAGCGAGGACGACGGCGAGCTGCCGTTTTAAGGCGGTGAGCAGATGCCGAATAGAATCATCAAAGAGAGTTTATGCTCAAGCGAAAAAATAGCATCGCTTTCGGATTTCGAGTTTCGGCTATGGGTTGGACTGATTACGCAAGTAGATGATGCGGGGCGCGGAGATGCCCGCCCAGCGATTATAAAAGGACGAGTTTTCCCGTTCAGGGAAAGGCTATCCATCAAAGACATCGATGCTGCGCTCCAAGCTTTGGCGGCAAAAGGCTGCGTTTCCCTCTATACGGTAGACGGGAAGCCCTACTTTTTGTTCCCCGGGTGGGTCAAGCATCAACGTGTCAGAGATTGCAAGCCGAAATATCCTGAACCGCCAGAAAATATCAATCTGCCGCAATCTGCGGCGAGTTGCGGCGAGTTGCCGCAATCTGCGGCCTTAATCCAATCCGAATCCAATCCGAATCCAGAATCCAATCCGAAAGAATATTGCGCTGAGCCGCAAGCGGCTGACGCGCCGCCGGTGATTTCTTTGCCGCTGAATGACGGAACGTTCTATGACGTGTCGGAGAACGACAGGGCCAAATGGTCGCAGCTCTATCCGAACGTTGACGTTCTGCAACAGCTCAGAAACATGGCGGGATGGTGCGACGCGAACCCTACCAAGCGAAAGACACGCGGAGGGATTAAACGTTTCATCACCGCTTGGCTTGCCAGAGAGCAGGACAAGGGCGGCAAAGCACCGCAGAATAAGCCGTTTGTCTACGACTACGGCAACACGGAGGGAAGCCTATGAACGTTGACGCATTGATCGACAGCATCGCGAAAAAGGCCGAGCCTGTGCGTGATCTGGTCGACTACGAGAAAGACGGGCTGCTGTACTGCGGCCATTGTAACACGCCGAAGCAGTGCCGCATCCCCATCGGCGGGAATGTCCGCCTTGTCGGGTGCCAGTGTGCTTGCGCGGCGCGAGAGTACGAGGCCGAGAAAAAAGCTCGCGCTGACCGTGAGAAGCGACTACGCATCGAAACGCTGCGTGCTGACGGAATCCGCGACAAGAGCCTGACGGCGTGCCGGTTCGACAAGGCGACGATGAGTGACGAGATCGTCAAATGCAAACGCTATGCCGACGCATGGGACGATATGCGGCGCGAGAACAATGGGCTTCTGCTGTGGGGCAACACCGGCAACGGGAAGACCTTCGCGGCGGCGTGTATCGCCAACGAGCTGATTGACCGCGGGATCCCGGCGATGATTACGAGCTTCCCGCGAATCCTCAACGCGGGATACGACAAGAAAGAAATCGTCGAGCAGGTGCACTATTACCCGCTGATGGTGATCGATGATCTCGGCGCAGAGCGCAGCAGTGAGTACGCAATGGAGACGGTTTACACGGTCATTGACGAGCGATACAAGGCCAAGAAGCCGCTGATCGTCACCACAAACCTGACGCTTGACGAGCTGTGCAGGCCGAAAGACATGGCCTATCAGCGCATCTATGACCGCATCCTCGAGATGTGCACGCCACTGGTATTCAAGGGCGATAGCATGAGACGCGACAAGGCAAATCAGCGCATGAGGCACGTCAAATCGGTGTTGGCAGGCGGTGCGCCGTGAGCGGGTATCGCGGGGGCATTTTCAAGTGCCCGTTTTACTCGCGGGACTACCGCGACTATCTCAACTGCGAGGGCGCACAAGTCAAGCTACCAAAAGAAGAGCTGGACGAATATACGCGGCGCTACTGCGCCAACGAAGAATGGCGGCGCTGCCCGATCGCTCGGGCGCTGACGCTGCACTACGAAAGGACGGAGAACCGATGAGCGAAAGAAACAGAGACAAGGTAAAACGGCTTGAGCACGAGCTCGGAAGATATCAGAAAAAAGTCGGCGAGCTGATGAAAGCAAATGCGAAGCTGCGCGAGGATATGAAGGGACTGAACCAGCTGCGCATGGCGTTCGATGCTTGGATTATCCAGATCGCGCTTTCCTACGGCGAGGCAGTGAAGGACCCCGACACGGGAGAAGATATCCCACGCATGAAGGCGCTCCACCTCGAAAGGCCGAAGGTGAACCCGCTGCTTGGGCAATACGAGATTCACCAGCGCGTCGATGAGAAGAACGTGATGCATATTGCGGTCGGCCTGCGGGATGATCCGTGCGATCACAATGGCGCAAAGGAGGCAGAGGAATGAGACTGGCTATCATGGACACCAACGCGTTCAACACGATTATCGCCGCCGTAAAGGGCGCGGTATCAGCGAGCATCAGTAGGCCGATGTACAAGAATATCCGGCTGGAATTTCGCAAGAAGAACAAGGCAGTTACGGCTATCGCCACAGACGGCGTCCGGCTTTTCGTGGAGCACGCGACCTGCTGCGAGGTCGAAGAGGATTTCGATTGCTACATCAAGCCGAGTATCCGCCTGCCACGCGGCAACTCCATGCGCTTGGAGCTGAAAGAACGGGACAAGACGGAAAGCGTGGTTGAGATCGAATGTCTCGGCTGCATCTTCGGTTTTGTTCAGCCGGTTGGAGCGTTTCTGGATTGGGAAAAAGTCCTGCCCAATGAACCGACATTCCGTATCGGCGTGAATGCCGAGTATCTTCTCTCGACGTTGCAGGCGGCAAAGGCCAGCGTCGGCGGTGCCTTCAAGCAGCCTGCTATTCTGGAATTCCGTGGGCCACTTGGGCCCATTACGATCAAGACCAACCACGAGGACGTCAAAATGGTCCTGCCAGTGCGAATCAGGGAGGCCGACGATGGCGCTGACATCAGCTGACCTCGCGAGGCTGGGGCCGCAGGCGCAGAAGCAGGTGCTTGACAAACTGGTGGGCGAACAGAAGTCGAAGAAAAGCAAGTACGGCAACCGCAAGGTTGTGCGCGACGGCATCAAGTTTGATTCCGAGCGCGAGGCGGCGCGGTTCGGCGAGCTGAAAGTGCTGCGCGCGATGGGCACGATCCGCGAGGTGTGAGATGAGCTTTGAGCACTGCCACAGCTGCCTGCCACCCGTGCGCTATCCCGGCTGCCAGGACCATTGCCCGCATTATGCGGAGGATATTGCGAAGGTCCGGGCGGCGAAGGCCGAAGAGAAGCGGCAGACGCAGGCAAAAGACGATTATTTGGGAGCGCGCCAGTTCAAAACGCGGCGTGGCCAAAAGCTGAGAAAATAAAGGGAGCGAAAAGATGAATGCAAAAGACACTGCGGAGCGGATCCGCAACCTTAGAAAAGCAAGGGGCATGAGCCAATCACAGTTTGCCGCCATGTGTGGCCTTGTGCAGGGGCAGCTTGCGAATTATGAGTATGGGCGCATTATGCCGACCATCCCGTTGTGCGAGCGCATCTGTGAGGCCGTGGGCATCCGTGTGACGGACTTCCTGAGCGAGGATAAAGCGCCGAAGGGGCCTATCCCGACCGAGCAGCGCATCGGCGAGCGCGTCAAGGCGTGGCGGCAGATGCGCGGGCTGAATCAGGAGGCCCTCGCAGAAAGGGCTGGAATAGCGGACAGCACGATCTCCTGCATTGAGCGAGGCGGACGATACGGCGCGGTATCGACGTATCTTTACATCGCCGAAGCACTGAACGTCCCGATTGAAACGCTGTTAGGGGGCGAGTGATATGAGCCGATTTGTTATGAGCAAAACGCCGTGGGAGCGCTGCCCATATCCGGGGCTGAAAGCGTTTTTGGAATCGACGAATTACAACCAGACGACGCTCGCCGCCGCAACGGGCATCAGCGCGTCGGTCATCAGTCAATATGTCAAGGGCGATATCGAGCCGACCATCCAAAAGCTGCTGGCGCTGGAAGACTTGACGGGCCTGACGTTCCGGGAGATGTTCGGGGAATGCGAGGGGAGAAGATGAAGCACCTCGGCGATATTACGAAAATCAACGGCGCGGAGATCGAGACCGTGGACGTTATCACGGGAGGCTCACCGTGTCAGGATTTGAGCATTGCAGGAAAACGCGCCGGGTTAGCCGGCGCAAGAAGCGGATTGTTCATGGAACAGATCCGCATCGTGAAGGAGATGAGAGCACATGACAAAGCGAACGGACGAACAGGTGACATGGTCCGACCTCGGTTTATGGTCTGGGAAAACGTGCCCGGAGCATTCAGCAGCAACAAAGGACAAGACTTCGCGGCAGTCCTCGAAGAGATCATCCGCATCGCAGAGCCGGAAGCCCCCGATATTGAAGTGCCTGAAAAAGGCTGGAACACCTGGGGTGGCTACCACGATGAAGTGGGAGGACGATGGAGCGTGGCTTGGCGAGTGCATGACGCGCAACACTGGGGAGTCCCCCAACGTCGCCGTCGTATCTCGGTTGTCGCAGATTTTGGAGGAGACACCGCAGGAGAAATACTCTTTGAGCGCAAAAGCGTGTCAAGGCATTTTGCGGAGAGCGGAACGGCGCGGGAAAGACTTGCCGGAAACACTAAAAGCGGTGCTTCTTATGCAGTCCGAATCAGGGGGGGGCTGTGACGGAGGAGGAAAAGGCGCTTTAGTTCAGGAGGACAAGAGCGGAACGCTCGGCACCAGCAACGACCAGACGATTTTCCAAAACTGTCTGACGCAGTGGGACTGCCAAAGCAAACGGATTTTTGGCACAGAGGGAGCATCCCCGACGCTACAAGGTGGCGTTGGCGGCGGAGTAAATAACCCGGCGATTTTCTGCATGGGAACACAGCAAGGCGGGGCCGAGGTGCGAAGCGACGACAGAGCACCTACGCTGACCGCTGCGGCCGGCATGAGCGGGAACAATCAGCCGATGATCTGCGCGGCCTTTAAGGCGGGGCAGGGTGCAAAGGCGAACGGCATCGGCTACGCCGAAGAGCAAGCCCCCACGCTGAACGCGGAGTGCGGAGGTAACAAGCCCGCGGTCGTGGCACTGGATATGACACACGCTTGTGACGTCATCCGCGAGTGTGGCGAGATCGTTCCGAGTTTGCAAGCCCGTATGGGAACAGGTGGAAACCAAGTGCCGCTGACGTATCAAATGCAGGGCTTCGGCGATTATCGCGAGGGCGATGTTGTGAGCAGCTGCAAGCAGCGAGACTACAAGGACAGCACCGATTTAGTGGTCAGCAGTGTTGATTGCCGCAATTTCACCGAGGGGGGCGAGATCAACGGGGCGCTGCAAGCAAAAGAAAGCGTAGGGCAAAGTCTGAATTTGCAAAACACCGTCCGAACCGGAATGATTGTGCGCCGCCTCACGCCGATGGAATGCGAGCGGCTGCAAGGATTCCCAGACCACTGGACGGACATCGGCGAGTGGCGCGACAGTAAGGGCAAACTGCGCAAGCCGAGCGACAGTCCGCGCTATAAGGCGCTGGGGAATTCCATCGCCTTGCCATTTTGGGACTTCCTGGCAAAGCGTATCAGTGCGCAATATTTGCGTCCTGTTACGATGGGGAGCCTGTTTGACGGCATCGGCGGCTTTCCGCTGGTGTTCGAGCGGCACAACGGCAAAGGCACGGCACGCTGGGCAAGCGAGATCGAGGAGTTCCCCATTGCCGTAACAAAATTGAGATTTGGGGAGGAATGACCATGTACATTGGAGAACCATTCAGCTGGAAGCCTGCCGCCTTTGAGGGCAGTACCGGCATTATGAGCGTTACCACGAAAGAGACGACTGCGCACGGGCGCGTCGTCTACATCAACGAGGCGCCACCGCTACTTTACGGCGGAGGCGGATATCAACGGGAATAAGCTCAGAGAGAGCTTCAAATTTTAACAAAAATCAGGAGGAATTTCATCATGAACAACAATCAGGACTACATCGTTCGCTGCGACCGCGCAGGTGTATTTTTCGGCAAGATCAAGGAGAGAAACGGCTCCGAGGTTACCATGACCGAGGTGCGTAAGTTGTGGAGCTGGAACGGCGCGTGCGCTGTAGAACAGTTGGCGCAGGATGGCACAAAAACACCGGGCACCTGCCGCTTTACCGTGACGATTCCGGAGATGACCGTACTGGGAGCGATCCAGATCATCCCGTGCACGGATGCGGCATCTGCATCGCTTCGAGGCGTAAAGGAGTGGAAGAGATGACGCTTGATGAGAAGATCAAAGCCTTTTTGCTTGTAAGCTACGGCTCCGGCTCCGGCTACGGCTACGGCTCCGGCGACGGCTCCGGCGACGGCTCCGGAGTTAAGAGCTTCAACAGGGAAACGGTCTATCAAATTGACGGCGTAAATACGCTGATTCGTTCCGTGCGCGGCAACACTGCGCACGGGGCAATCTTGAACGGCAATTTGACGCTCACGCCGTGCTACATCGTCAAGCAGGACGGGGTTTTTGCGCATGGTGAAACGCTGCGCGAAGCAATGGAGGCGTTGCGAGAAAAGCTTTTCGAGGATATGCCGGAAGATGAGCGCATTGATGCGTTCCTGCGCGAGACAGACCGCGAAAAAACGTATCCGACGCAGTATTTTTACGACTGGCATCATCGCTTGACCGGCTCGTGCGACATGGGGCGAAAGCAGTTTGCCCATGACCACGGTGTAGATCTCGAGCACGGCATGATGACGCTTATGGAGTTTTTGGAGCTGACGAAAGACGCTTACGGCGGCGATGTGATTCGAAAAGTGATTAGTAAGATGCAGAAGGTGGAGTGATGGAGAGACTGACAAAATATCTCGCAAGCGGCGCAGCGGATTACAATTATCCGGCAGATTGTTACGGTGGCAATGATTGCAATGACCGTGTGACCAAAAGCGCATACAGACAGACGTGTGTGGAGCGTCTTGCAGCCTACGAGGAAACGGGGCTGACGCCGGAAGAGTCTAAACGAATGTCTAATATCCTGATGGATGTTGGAATTGATTATAATTGCAGTTGGGAGTATGTGAAAAACTGGCTGCTGGATGACCGTCTGCGTGAGCTGGACGAGGCCGACAAGGATGGACGCGTGGTGGTGCTGCCGTGCAAGGTGGGTTAGCGGGTGTTCGCCGAACAGGAGGGCTGACAATGGCTGAAAAAGAAATGCAGAGTGCAGATGTTTGCACCCACAAGAACAAAATAAAGACCAGCTTTGCAAAAATTTTTGTTTCAGGGACGCCTGACAGGCCGTATTTCAACATCTTGTATTTTGACCCGGTAGATCAAGATTATCACGTTGGGTTCGGTTCATATTGCCTTGAGTACGTATTTAAGCGGCTCTCAGATGAGTTTGAAATTGAAGATGCTCCCGCCGCCGATGTTGCCCCGGTGGTGCATGGTCGGTGGGAACAAGATGCGGATGGCGATTGGTATTGCACAAACTGTGGTGAGGTTGTTGCTATCTGCGACAGCGGCAGAGAACGAACTTATCGCAAGCCGTACTGCCCCAACTGCGGCGTGAAGATGGACGGCAAGAAGGTCGTACGTATATGCTGACGATCACGATTAAAGCCAACGTCCCCGCCTCCGACGCGCAGGGCATCAAGGATCGTATCGCCATGGATATCGAGCGATACGGCGACTTCAAGGTCGTGAGCATCGTGAGCGACCGGGGACGCGGGGAACAAATGAAAATGGGAGGAGCCAAGCTATGAGCATCAACGTAAAGAAGTACACCAAAGAACAGATGGCGAAGATGATGGAGGACGCGCAGGAGAAGACTGCGGCGCTTGAAGCAGAGATCGCCGCGCTGAAAAACTGCATCGACAAGAAGAACGATCTGATTGCCGAGTATGCGAACCTAAAGGCGGAGATGCAGCGAAAGAACGTCGTCTTGACCGAGCAGATCGACCAGATGAACGGCGAGGCTATCAACAAGGCAAACGAGATCGCAAATCTGAAAGCGGACGCGGATGCGTTGCGAAACAAGCTTGCTGACACCGAAGCGGCGCTTGGGCGGGCGAACGACGATCTTGCTTTTAAAGGGACGGTCATTGATGTAATGCGGGACAAGCGCTACAACGCCGAGCAGCGCGCCAATTACGCAGAAGCCCACCCGTGGCGTAACCTGTGGGCGTGGGTGAAGAGAAAGATGGTACGCCATGAGTAAACCTCGGTATAGTTGGTGGGGCTATGTAAAAGCCATTATCCGTCGCTACGACCCAGATCGAGAGCAGGAGTTGCATGGAGTGGCTTTGTTAGAAAACAACGCTGTGCGAAAAGCGGTGAGCGAAACAAGGTCAATGCAAGACGGCGAAGAGCGCTTGAAATTTATTCGCCTCGTGTTCTGGGACAAAACCCACACGCTCGAAGGGGCGGCAATGGCGGTCAACTGTTCCGACCGGACGGCGAGACGATGGCATACGGATTTCATTAAGTGCGTCGCACGGAACTACGGGCTGCTCGATGATTAAAAGTTGGCCTTAAAAAGCCATTTGCTTATGAGATAATAGAATCGCAGAGGTGCAAAAGCCTTTGCGGTTCTCTCATTTATGGCGTTTACCCCCTACGCCATCGCGGGGCGCGGTGCTTTTCATCTTTTCACACCGTTCCCCGCAACATGCCGCACGCGCGATGCAGCCCACGATCAGGGCCGAGAGGTCGCACCTCTCATGCGGCACAGGGCCCCGCGCACCTCTCAACGATGTGGCCCAGCGGGGACATATGCGGCGTGCAGAAGCAGAAGCGAAAGCAATGGCTATAGGCAACATTGTGGACGTGTGGCGGCTCGATACCGTCTCGCCGCTCCAAAAGAGGAGAGCCGATGCCTTTGGCAATGGGCATAGCGCCCGCCTGAAAGTTCGACGATGCATTGTGGCTTGGTTGGAAGAGCGATTCAGCGCAAGTGTATGCCCTCGGGGCGGGTAAAGTCTGCTATGTAAGGCCAAGGGGTGGGGGCTAGTAGCAAAACAGGAGGATGGCATGGAAATCACAAAGCGGCGGCTTGCGGATATTGTGCCGTATTCCGCAAACGCAAAAAAGCATGATAAGCGGCAAATCAACAACGTTGCGGAGAGCATCAAGCAGTACGGATTTGTACAGCCGATTGTGATTGATCGTGACGGCGTGATCGTAATCGGGCATTGCCGCGCTCTGGCGGCGAAGAAACTGGGCATGGAAGAAGTGCCTTGCGTCTGCGTGGACGATCTGACACCGGAGCAGGTGAACGCCCTGCGGCTGGTAGATAACAAGAGCAACGAGAGCGATTGGGACTTTGACCTGCTGGCTGATGAGCTGCCGGGGCTTGACTTGTCTGCTTTTGACTTTGATTGGGGTCTGCGTGATGAACTCGACACGTCAGTGGTAGAGGACAATTACGATCCCGTTTTACCGGCAGAGCCAAAGAGCAAACTTGGCGATGTGTACCAGCTTGGAGACCATCGCCTTATGTGCGGAGACAGCACGTCTTTGACAGATGTACAGAAGCTCGTGGGGGGGGGCACAAATGGATTTGCTGCTCACAGACCCCCCGTACAATGTGGACTATCAGGGCACCGCCGGGAAGATTAAGAACGACAATATGGAGGATACGGCCTTCAGGCGTTTCCTGACGGATGCATTCTCCAATGCGGCGCTGGTCATGAAGCCCGGTGCTCCGTTCTACATCTGGCACGCAGACAGTGAAGGGTATAACTTTCGCGGTGCGTGTAAAGACGCAATGCTGCGTGTCCGGCAGTGCCTGATTTGGGTAAAGAATTCCCTCGTAATGGGGAGACAGGATTTCCAGTGGAAACATGAACCTTGCCTGTACGGTGAAAGTGAGATTGAAGAGGACGATCACGAGCCTTGCCTGTACGGGTGGACGGAGGTTAAGAAGCACTACTTCTTCAAGAATCGCAGACAGACAACGGTGTTGAATTTCGATAAGCCTGTCAAATCTGCGGAGCATCCGACCATGAAGCCGATTAAGTTGTTTGATTACCAGATGCAGTGCTCCAGTAAGCCGGGTGAGAATGTACTTGACCTGTTCGCTGGCTCCGGCACAACGATCATGGCAGCGGAGCAGAACGGAAGACACGCGTACTGCATGGAGTTTGACCAAAAGTATGCCGATGTCATTGTTGACCGTTGGGAGAAGTTTACGGGGAAGAAAGCGGTGCTGCTGAATGACGATTGAAGAAGCGCGGGCGATCATCGCCAAAACAAGCAGCCCGCACCTAAAGCGGGATATGGAGAAGTTTATCAAACGCCAGCAGAGAAAGGAGGGCGCGTATGGCAAGGCCAAGAAAGGAAATAGACCAGAAGCAGTTCGAGAACCTCTGCGGCCTGCAATGCACGCTTGAGGAAATCTGTGGCTGGTTTGGTGTGACCGATAAAACACTGGATAGTTGGTGTAAACGCACCTATCATGCCAGTTTTTCCGAAGTATTTAAGCAAAAGCGCGGAGCTGGGAAAATTTCGCTGCGGAGAAGTCAGTGGCGATTGGCTGAAAAGAACGCGAATATGGCCATTTGGCTGGGGAAACAGTACCTCGACCAGAAGGATATTGTGGAGCAGAACATCAACACAGAGGGTGTCAAGGTGATAATTGATGTCTGACATTCGCCTGTCTGAAAAAATCGGCTCTGCGTTCTACGCCGTGGCGCATGACGTGTTCCACCACGGTCACACGCACTACGATTTCAGCGGTGGGCGCGGCTCACTAAAATCCTCCACGGTGTCTGTACTCGTCCCCCTGCTGCTGATAAACAATCCGGGTACACACGCGCTGGTGCTGCGTAAGGTGGCAAATACCATTCGTGACAGCGTATACGCGCAGTATATCTGGGCAATCGGTGAACTGGGCATGGCGGCGTATTGGGAAGCAAAGGTATCCCCGATGGAGCTGATTTATAAGCCTACCGGGCAGAAGATCATGTTTCGGGGTGCTGACGATCCCATGAAGATCAAGTCTATCAAGGTGCCGTTTGGCTACATTGCCGTAACGCACTTTGAAGAAAAAGACCAGTTTGCCGGACGCGCAGAAATCCGAAACATTTTGCAGTCGACCATGCGCGGCGGCTCGGTGTTTTGGAATTTTGAAAGCTATAACCCACCAATTTCGCGCGACAACTGGGCAAACAAGGATAGCTTGGAAGAACGGGATGACCGCTTGTGCCACAAGTCAACATATCTGCAAGCACCGCCTGAATGGCTGGGAGAACAGTTTCTTGCAGAAGCGGAACACCTCAAAGAGACAGACGAGCGTGCATATCAGCACGAGTATCTTGGCATTCCGGTCGGCACGGGTGGAAATGTGTTTGAAAATTTGGAGCTGCGAGAGATTACGGACAAGGAGATCGGGAGCTTCGACCAGATATACCAAGGTGTTGACTGGGGATGGTATCCAGATCCATTTGCGTTTATCCGGCTACACTACGACCGGGCGCGGGAGACAATCTACTTTATTGACGAGATTTATAAAAATAAGCTGACAAACGAGGAGAGCGGCGGAATTATCAAAGGGTGCGGATATGGCGACGCGTACATCACGTGTGACAGCGCAGAGCCGAAGAGCACTGCGGATTATCGGGCGCTTGGCCTTCCGGCAAAGGAGGCTATCAAAGGCCCCGGCTCCGTGGACTACGGCATGAAGTGGCTACAGAGGCGCAAGATCGTCATTGACCGCCGCCGGACACCAAACGCGTATAAAGAGTTTGTAAATTACGAATACGAACGGAATAAAGACGGCGACATCATCAGCGGGTATCCTGATGCAAATAACCATTTGATTGATGCCACAAGATACGCTTTAGAGCGGATTTCTCGCCGGATGGGAGTTATCGCATGAGCAATGCAGTTATCTTAAAACTTAACGAGCTTGGCTATACCACGATCCCCGAATCGTTTTACAGCAAGGTTGCGGAGTGGAAAAGCTGGTATCAGGGAAATGTAAAGGGCTTCCACAATTACCGCGTCCGTAACGGTGAAAGCATGGTCAACTGCAAGCGGTATTCCCTTGGAATGGGAAAGAAACTGTGCGAGGATTGGGCGAATCTGCTCATGAACGAAAAAGTGCAGATAACGCTTGAAGGGAATAAGGAGCAGGAATTTATTGACCGCATCTTGACGGAGAACAATTTTGCTGTTAAGGCGAATGAGATGCAGGAAATGAAGTCTGCGCTTGGCACGGTGGCATACATTCCCCGCGTAGTGGGGCAGGAGGTCAACGAGAGCGGCGAGATCGTACCCGGCAATACATCCGGCATTGTGCTGGACTATGTGACTATCGAAAATATCTACCCGCTGGCATGGCAGAACGGATATATCAGCGAGTGCGCGTTTTCCTCTGTAATTACAAGGGGCGGGCGCGATTACCTCTATCTGCAAATCCATAGAAAAGAGGATGGCGGCGAATACGTCATTGAGAACCGCATTTATCGGTATGATAATGAGCAACTTGCAGACGAAGCACTGACCAATGTTAAGGGCTTTGAGCGCATCCCCCCTGTTGTACATACCGGAAGCGATAAGCGTCAATTTGTCATTGACCGACTTAACATTGCGAATAACTTCAACTATTTGCTTCCAACCGGCATTTCGGTTTATGCCAATGCTATCGATGCACTCGAAGGTGCCGATATTGCCTATGATGCTTACATCAATGAGTTCGTGATGGGCAAAAAACGCATTATGGTTAAGCCTGCGGCGAGTAAATTTCTTGATGGTACACCGGCGTTTGATGAAAACGATCTTGTGTACTACGTTATGCCAGAAGATGTAAGCGATGGGGCGGTTATTCAGCCAATCGACATGACACTTAACTCCGATAAGTTAAGTGTCGGGGTTCAGTTCGCGCTTAATATCTTGGGGAGCAAGTGCGGCTTTGGCACGAACTTTTATCAGATCGACCAAGCCGTAATGGCGACTGCGACGCAGGTTATCAGTACGCACAGTGAGCTTGCAAAGACGCGAGGAAAGCACCAGATCATCTTGGAGCAGGTGCTTGTTGAACTTTGTAGGGTTCTCCTCCGACTGGGCAATACGACCATGAACGCCGGACTGGATGAAAATATTGAAATTAGTATTGATTTTGACGACAGTATTTTCCAGGACAAAGACGCTGAGTTTGCGCGCGATATGCAGCTTTTGTCTGCTGGGATCCTCAACGATTATGAAATGCGCATGACGTACAAAAACGAGGACGAGGAAACCGCAAAGGCTGAGCTTCCGAAGATGCAGGCCATGACAAAAGAGCCGGAAGAAGAGATTGAGTGAGGTGACGGCGTATGCGGCCTTACCCTTTTAGCCCAGACCTGCTTGACGCAATGCCGGAAGAATTGACAGAATTGTTACGTGCGCTTGAAATCACGCTGCTGGAAGAAATCTGCTCCCGTCTCAAAGCGTCAGACCAACTGAACGAAGTAACCGTGCAAGACATTCGCGTGCTTCGCTCACATGGCATCGACCTAAAAGAGATTGAGAAAGCAATTCGCAAAACTTCCGGTATCAGTGAAACGAAGTTGAATGAGCTGCTTGACGATGTTGTGGAACGCAACCAGAAGTATTACACCGAGCTTATTGACCTTGCGCACATCACGCAGCCGGAAACGCTGGTAAGCGTAGAAGATACTTGGGCAATATACGAGCAGACAAAGCAAACAATGCGCAATATAACGCGATCAATGGGCTTTTTAGTGGACGCTGGGCGCACAATGCTGTCACCTGCCAAAGCATACCAATGGGCGCTGGATAACGCTACAATGCAAATCCAGAGCGGCGCTATCAGCTACAATCAGGCTATCAAATCGGCGGTGCGTCAGTTGGCGCAAAGCGGCCTAAAAGTCGTGGATTATGAGAGCGGACACCGCGACCAGATCGATGTGGCTGCCCGCCGCGCGGTTATGACGGCGGTAAATCAGCTAAACCGTAAATACTCGGAACAGTCTATGGACTTTTTGCAAACCGACCTTGTGCAAGTAGAGGCGCACGCCGGAGCGCGTGATATCGATGGGCCTAAAGGGTGGGAAAACCACAAAAAATGGCAAGGCAAACTGTATCGATGGGCTGAATTTACAAAGAAATACCCCGACGCGTCAAAAGGGGAATATCCAGATTTTGAAAGCACATGCGGCATTGGAGATGTGACCGGTATTCTTGGAGCAAATTGTCGGCATAGCTGGTCGGCGTTTGTTGAAGGAGTTATGGAGCGCACCTATACCGATAAGCAGCTTGAGCATATCGACGATGGGCTCGGCTGCACTTTTGAGGGGAAAACATACACCGCATACGAAGCAACACAGATGCAACGGCGCGTAGAGCGGACAATCCGTAATCTAAAGCGCGAGAAAGCCGCTTACAAGGCCGCAGGATTGACGGAAAAAGAACGGGCGGTAAACATACGGCTACGGCGGTTAAACGCGAAATACAAGGCGTTCAGCGAGGCTGCGGGGCTGCCTGAACAGTGGGAAAGGACGAAGATGCAATATTGAACTTTGACGAAGCCATCAAGGCCGTGCAAGCTATTCTAAAGCGCGGCAACGATGCAGAGATACGACGAAAAGGCGATGGGTACATTGTCTTAGAGGTGAAGAAAACAATTAAATATAGCACTCCCGCGCAATAGGGCGCGGGAAAGGGCAATAGGAGCCAACTTGTAAGGAACGCTTACAGGTTGGCTCTTTTGTTTTATCAACACTGACCGACAGGTCGTTAAACAAGGAGATTTTTATGGCAGAAGAAACCACCGTGCAGAGCACGGGAACGACTGCGCAAGAGCAGGAAAAGACGTTCACTCAGGCTGATGTTGACAAGATGATTCAGGCGAGGCTTGACCGGGAACGGAGAAAGTACCCCAGCGAGGACGAGATGACCGCGTATCGCACATGGAAAGACAGTCAGCAGACCGAGCAGGAGCGGCAGGCAAAGCGCGAAAAGGAGTTTGCGGATAACAAGTCCGCCCTGACCGCAGCGCAGGCCGAAGTTCAGCAGCTCAAGCGCGAGAAGTATGTGCTTTCCAAGGGGCTAACCGGCGAGGAAGCGGAGTTTATCGCGTTTAAGGCTCTCAGGATGATGGACGACAAGACCACTTTTGAGCAGGCCGTTGATAAGCTCACGGAAAATCGTCAGAAAGTCAAGTTTGACTGGACGGCTCCTGTGGGCGGCGGCGACAAACCGAATGCAAATAATGCCGCGATGAACAATCTGATCCGCGGCGCACTCAAGTAACGAAAAGGAGATTACAACATGGCAACTATTGATCGTTCCGCACTTTCCGGACTTATTCCGGAACCCGTAACCCGCGAGATCATGCAGGGCGCTATCGCGGAATCCGCTGTCCTGCGCATGGGCCGTCGTCTGGCGAATATGTCCAGCAAGACGCAGACCATCAACGTGCTTGACGCGCTCCCCTCTGCGTATTTTGTCAATGGCGAAGCCACTGACGGCGGCGCAGGTGAGGCATTCAAGCAGACCACCAAGATGGCGTGGGACAAGAAGAAACTGTACGCCGAGGAGATCGCAGTCATTGTCCCCATTCCCGAGGCGGCACTCGACGATGCGGACTATGACATTTGGGGCGAAGTTAAGCCGCGCCTGACCGAGGCTTTCGGCAAGGTCATCGACGCCGCTATCCTGTTCGGCACCAACAAGCCCAGCACTTGGCGCACCGGCGTTGTTCCCGCTGCCATCGCTGCCGGTAACGGCGTGCCTATCAGTTCTGACATCTACGCCGATGTGATGGGCGATGGCGGTCTAATCTCTAAGGTCGAGTTGGACGGCTTCAACCCCAATGGCGTTATGTCCGCTATCCAGATGCGCGGTAAGCTGCGCGGTCTCCGCGACACTTCCGGCCAGCCTATTTTCAAGACCGATATGCAGGGCGCTACCCGCTACGGTCTGGACGGCATGGATATGTACTTCCCCATGAACGGTGCGTTTGACCCCGCCCAGGCTCAGATGATCGTCGGCGATTGGAGCCAGCTTGTCTATGCCATTCGTCAGGACATGACCTTCAAGATCTTCACCGAGGGCGTTATTCAGGATCCCACCACGAAGGCTATCACCTACAACCTCATGCAGAACGATATGGTGGCGCTGCGCGCAGTCATGCGTCTCGGCTGGGAGATCGCGAACCCCATCAACGCCTACAACGCGGAAAAGGCAAATCCGTTCCCGTTCTCTGTTTACGGCAAGGGCGGCGACATCTCTACTGTTACCGTCTCGCCCGCTACCGCGACGATGGCAAAGGGCGACAGCAAGTCGTTTACTGCTGCTGTTACCGGCGAGGGCATTATCAACGGCGAGGTCGAGTGGAGCCAGAATGGCACGAAGTCCAAGATCAGCGAAGACGGCTTGCTGACTATCGACTCCGCTGAGACTAAGACCAGTATCACCGTTACGGCCAAGTCCAAGCAGGACAGCACGAAGACCGGCACTGCCACTGTTACCGTCCAGTCTTAACGAGAGAGGGGGTAAGCCCGCATGGTCTACGCTGATTATACATACTACTCCGGCACCTATATGGGAGCCGTGAGCGAGGAAGATTTTCCGCGACTGGCTGTGCGGGCCAGTTCCTTCCTCGACTACTACACCCGCAACAAAGCGGCGGACAACGCTGATCTGGACGCGGTAAAGATGTGCTGCTGCGCGCTCGTTGACAAATATGCAGTCATTGAATCAGCGCAGGCGCTTGCTATGAAGAACCTCGCCAACGCCGCGGCAAATGACGCGGAAGTCAAAAGCGAAACGGTAGGTAGTTATTCCAGAACACTTGCAACGGGTGGGGAATCCGCCCTGTCTGCGCTCAGCGCAACGGACGGTGCGAAGAAACTGCTTGCAGAAACGTGCATGGAATACCTTGCCCATACCGGGCTACTGTATCGCGGAGGTGGTTGCAGATGTACGCTCCCCATACTGTAACGATTTACAACATCGTGCAGGAGATCGACCCGACAACGCTTGATGAGGTCGAGAAAGTTTATACCACAATCCTGCGTGGTGTGATGCTCCAAGCGTCGAAGGGCGTGAACGTGCGCGAAAGCGGCCTTGAAAGTGCGGACGCTGTGAATCTGTATATCCCGTTTGCCGTGGAAGCGGTGGACGGGGTAACAGGGAAGCCGAAAACTTACATCGGGCCGCAATCGTTTTTCAAAGCGGCGGATAAGTATAACCTATGGACGCTCTCATACAAGGGCAACGGTGGCATGACGTGCTTTGTAAAGGGCGAATTCGTGTCGGACAACATGACCGTCGTTCTGAGCCACGATGACTGCTACAACCTCACCAAAGTTGACATGATGGACTACGGAAGCCCGGATATGCAGCATTTTGAGTGCGGGGGTAAATAACATGGTACTGAAATTTACCGTTGACACTTCCGGCATGGATGCGGTGAAAGAAGCCGCTGCAAGGGCTTGTACAAAGGCAGAACACGAAGTTGCGGTACAGGTGGAGACAGACACGCGTCCATTTGTGCCGTCCTCTGGGGCTGCCGCAGGGCTTATGAACAGGACGAGAGTTATCGGAAACAGCATTGTATATCCTGGGCCTTATGCCCGATACCTCTATAACGGAAAGCTGATGGTAGACCCTGAAACCGGCAGCTCTTGGGTGCGAAAAGGCGAGCACAAGGTAACGACAGATCGGAATTTGGTGTTCAGGACGGATGTCAATCCACAAGCACAATCGCATTGGTTTGAAGCGTCTAAGGCGCAAAACCTTGATAAGTGGGTGCGTGTAGCAGATAAGGCGGTGAAGAAATTTGGAACAGGTTAAAAAGACGGTTTCGTCGGCGGAAGAAGATCAGGTCTCCCGCAAACTGCTTGCGTGGTTAAACACGTTCCCGGATAAGCCGGTTGATTTGATTCGATTCGAATTTCTTCCCGCCGATACTCCGGCAATGGCGCTGTCTACGATTCAGGCGGCGTATATCGTCAAGAAATACATTCTCGGCGGGTATCAGGCGGAATACCAATTCAAGGTTATCTACCGCATGAAGCCGGGAAATAGCAACGACAAACGGCTCAAAGCTGACGAGCTGCTCAATGCTTTGGGCGATTGGGCGGCAAACGAAACACCGCCTGACATTGGCGACGGCCGGCGCGTCATTCGCATTGAGCCGACAACGCGATCCTCTCTTTTTGCCGTGTATGAAAACGGGGACGAGGATCATCAAATCCTTATGAAGATGAACTACGAGGTGATTAAAAATGGCTGATATGACCTTTAACACCACGGCAGGCCAGACCGTAGACCGCGAACTGCTGATCGCGTATCTGAATACGGGTGAATCTGGCACGCCTACATGGTCGCCCCTCGGCACGCGCGTCACGGATTCCAGCATGGAATATGACTGGCAGGAGGATTCCTCGAAGGATATCCTCGGCACGACGCGCACGACCATGAAGAAACCCATCATCACGCAGACCTTTGACCCGTCCAATCTCGATGCGGGCGATCCCGCCATCGTCAAGGTTTGGAATCTCGCGGTCAAGGAGCAGAACGCGGCAGCACTCGCAAATCAGGATGTGCTGATTGTCCACGCTTATGCAGGCACGGCAAAGACCGCAGTATTTGCGGAGCGTTATTCGTCCTGCATGGTTAAGTCTTCTTCCCTCGGCGGCGAGGGCGGCGGCTTTATCAGTATGCCTATCGACGTGACGCTTGGCGGCACGCGCAAGACGGGCACTGCGGCCATTTCCGGCAGCACTGTCACGTTTACAGAGGACTAAATCAAAGAGGGCTGGCGTTTGTCAGCCCTCATTTCGGAGGTAAGTATGGAACTCAGCTTTGATTCCGGCGTAAAGGAATACACCATTCGAGGTGTAAACGGTATTGTGACCGTGTATTTCAATCCTGCGGACGTAAATTTTGCAAAGAAAGCGTACCGCGTATTCAATAATCTGCGAAAAAAGCAGGAAGAGAGAGTGGCAAAGCTCGATACAACCGAGCCGGGCGACGAACTCTTTGACATGGTGGATTCCATCGACAGGGAGATGCGCGACATCATAAACGATTTGTTCGAGCAGGATATTGCGGATACGCTTTTCGGGTCGGTGAACGCTTATTCCGCAGCAAACGGCGCTCCGGTATGGCAGAACTTTATGAATGCCATTATTGACCAGTTCGACGAAGCAACCAAGCGGGAGCAGGCGCTTGCAGATGAAAAAATCCGCAAGTATACGCAGAAGTACAAAAAATGATGTACGAACTTCCGACATCGCTGACCATTTGCGGCGTTGAGTATGCTATCCGCTCGGACTATCGCGCAGCACTGGACGTGCTTTCGGTGTTTGCTGCGGTCGATCTGGACAACAGTCAAAAGGTTCTGGCCGCACTGGATATTTTCTATCCTGATTTTTTACAAATGCCGGACGAGTATATTCCAGATGCTGTAAAGCAAATGACGTGGTTTCTCGACTGCGGCGACTACGGCGACAACAGGAAGCGCCCTAAACTGATGGATTGGGAACAAGACTTTCAATACATTGTGGCTCCCATCAACCGCGTTGTGGGACAGGAAGTGCGCGCAATGCCTTATTTTCACTGGTGGTCATTTGTATCTGCGTACTACGAAATCGGGGATTGCCTGTTTGCAAACATCGTGCGGATTCGCAGCTTGAAAGCAAAGGGGAAAACGCTTGACAAATCGGATCGAGAATTTTACCGCGAAAACAGACGGCTCGTTGATCTGAAAAAGCCGATGACGGAAGAAGAAAACGACACAATCAATGCGTGGTTGGGCAAAAAAACGCCCGACGCAAAATAGCATCGGGCGAGGGTGGTTACTTGTCTGCAATGAATGTAATTTCGTTTCCAGACCAAAAGTCGGGAGTGAAGCGAATTTCAATTTCTTTCCAGTCTTTGGGGACTTCGTATCCGACAACGCCGGTCATTTTCTTACCGGCAGCAATAGCTCCGTCTAACTGAGTTTTATCGGTTGCGATGGTGGCTGAAATGCTCAGATTTGTCGAGTAGTCATCAACATAGGCGTTGAACGATGCGATAGAACTAACGGCAATATCTTTATCCGACTGGTTATCAATGGAGAATTCGCAAAGCAGAAACACATTTCCATCATCAGGCGTGTTGAACTGCGATCCATTGCTTTCGGTGCAGGAATCAAACTTTACGCTGATCCCATTTAACTCAGCGGTTTCTCCAACGCCAAACGTTTGGCTATCTGAGCCAGAATCATCGCCCATGCCGTTTAATGCGGCGGCAATCAGACAAATGCCGAAAATAGCAATGATGATCCCCAACACTGGGTGGCGCTTTTTTTGCTTTGCTCCGCATTGAGGGCACGTTGACGCTGATTTTGCAATAGACGCGCCGCACACTTTACAAGTAGTCATCTTATCCATATTCATTCCTCCTATAGCCACGTTTTGTGGATATATTGATGATACCATGCAAAAAAACAAATAGCAAGTAGGTGATAGCTTTGGCAGATGGTGAAATCGTAATTGACGCTACAATCAGCGACAAAAAACTACACTCTGACCTGAACAAGGTTAAGTCAAATATTGCATCTTTGCAGAAGGAGTTCAACAAGCTCGGAAGTCAAAAAACGCCGATGGAAGAGCAACTTCGCACCATTGGCGCGGAGCTTGACAACGCAAAAGCAATCCTTGCGGAAATGCGCAGCGCCCCCAAAGGCACATACGAAAAAACGGACGTATCCGAACAGGCAGAGCGCGTGAGGCTGCTCCAAAGTGAATTCAACAAGACCGCAAGTGAGGTTGAAAAGCTGAATAGTAAGCTCACCAACACAAGTGAAAAAATCTCAGATGCAAAGACGCAGGCAGCAGACCTCGCGCAGCAGATTGAGGGCCGCAATAAAGGCGCTGGAATCCGTGCAGCGACAGAAGCAGCATCAAAGAGCATGGACAACTTTGGAAAACGCATTAGCTCAGTCGTTCGCAGCGCTCTTGTATTTACTGCTATCACTCAGGCGCTTGCCAAAGTGCGCGAGTGGGTGAAAAGCGTTGTGATGACCAACTCGGAAGCGAGGGAATCTATTGCACAGATGAAAGGCGCGTTGCTGACATTGGCGCAGCCGCTTGTAAGTGTTGTGGTTCCTGCATTTACAATGCTTGTGCGCGTAATCACGGCGGTCATCAATCAAATCTCCCGCCTTGTGGCGCTTATCTCCGGTAAAAGCGTCAAGGCATCTGCGAACGCTGCAAAGTCCTTAAACAAGGAGACCAAGGCCCTGAAAGGGACTGGCGGCGCTGCAAAAAAGGCAGCAAGCGACCTTGCGGCCTTCGATGAGATCAACCAGTTATCCGGTGATACCGCTGACAGTGCGGGCGGCGGTGGCGTAAGCGCAGATGATATCACCCCAGATTTCAGCTATATGGACGAAATCAGCGACAAACTAAAGAAAATCGCCGATGCGGTCATGCTGATCGCAGCAGGCCTTGCGCTGTGGAAGCTCGGCAGCTCGCTTCCCGGAGCATTGGGGAAGATTTTGACCAAGCTCGGCGGTATCCTCATCGCGGTCGGCGGGTTAATCCTTCTGTGGGAAAGTCTGTCTGACGCATGGAATAACGGTGTCAACTGGAAAAATCTGCTTGGGGCTCTCGCTGGTACAGCGGCGCTTGCCGGTGGTCTTGCTCTTGCGTTCGGCAAGGTAGGCGCTGGCATCGGCCTTGTCATTGCAGGCGCGGCAATGATTATTACGGCGTTTAAGGACATTTGCGATAACGGAGCAAATCTCCAAAACACTCTGATGCTGATTTCCGGAATTGTAGCCACTGGACTGGGCTTCTTTTTCTTGACCGGAAGCGTCATTCCTCTGGCAATCGCAGGGATTGCCTCCATTCTTGTAGCGATGATGAAGCTAACTGGGAACTTAGAAGAGTTTGCAAAAAACCTCAAAGAGAACATTCTCGGCGGAATCATTCAGTTTATTAAAGGCGTATTTACTGGTGACCTCAAGATGGCTTTTGATGGGGTGAAAAAAGTGGCAAAGGGGATCGTCAACGGCATTCTGATTATTGTTGAAAGTTTTATCAACAATATTATCCGAGGGTTGAATTGGCTTATCACAAAAATCAATTCTATTCGCCTCAAAGTTCCGGACTGGGTTCCGGGAGTTGGCGGGAAGGGTTGGTCACCTCATATTGGGCAAATGTCCAGCATTACTTTGCCGCGTTTGGCGACCGGAGCGGTTATCCCCCCCAACAAGGAATTTCTCGCCGTGCTGGGCGACCAGAAAAGCGGAACGAACATTGAAACGCCGCTTGCAACGATGGTTGACGCATTTAAGCAGGCTATGGCGGAATCTGGCGGCGGTGCAACCACGGTCGTTATCCAGCTCGACGGTAAGGAGATCGCACGTAGCACCGTGAAGAATATTAACAACATGACACGCGCAGCGGGTAAGCCCGTGCTGCTGTACTAAGGAGGGGTAACATGGAAGTCCTTGTTATCAACGGCACGGATTATTCGTCCACAATCGCAACTAAGGGGTATGGGTGGAGCAGAAACGACCTTGACAGCGACAAGACCACCCGCACCAAAGATGGCAAGATGCGCCGCGACAAGATCACCACCAAGCGGAAACTAAGCTATACAACGCGCTCTATGCCTCGCGATAAACTGGCAAAGCTCGATGATGATCTCAATAAAACAACGTGCACGGTCAAGTATCTTGACTTGCATGGAGTTCGAACTAGCACGTTTTACTGCTCGTCGATGGAATGCACGCTCGAAGAAGCGGCAGACGATAACGAGGTGTGGGGCGGCGCGACGTTTAATCTGATTGAGGTGTAACATGGGGCAGACGACAAGCGCGCTGTGGCATGATTTGCTCCACAAGCCCGGGACGGAGCGCGAATTCAAATTTGTCATCAACGACGTAGAGTACGGAAAAGATGCAGAAGTTTCCCACTCCGTTGAATCGCAGTTGTTTGAGGAGTTCGGGATTGGCAATGCCTGTTGCGCGACGTTAAAACTTGCAGTCATTGCAGACAATATCCCGCGCGCCGCGACGATCAAGCGCTATCTCAGGCTGGTAAACGGCACTCAGGCGACCGCGTGGATTCCAAAGGGCGTGTTTTTTACCAACAAGCGCTCTCGCGACGACGATTATTGGGAAGTCGAAGCATATGACGCAATGCGTAAAGCGGACGTTGTGTGGGAACCGTCTAACTCTCTGACGTTCCCGATGTCTATGCCTACCGCTGTAAATCTGTTTTGCCAGATGATGGGGGTAACGCTGGATAAGCGAACTGCGTTGAACAGCGCGTATACCATTGACTACCCCGCCAATGATTACACGGTGCGTAATGAGCTTTGCTTTATCGCTGCGGCACACGGTGGGAACTGGATTATCACCGATGCAGGGAAACTATTGCTTATTCCGCTGTTGTCCATGCCTACCGAGACGAACTATCTCATTACAGAAGCGGGCAACGCTATCACATTCGGAGGGGTGAGAATCCTTGTCTGATAAATATTATGTCGGCAGAGACGTTACAAGTTTTTCCGACAAGGGCAAGTACAAGCCTATCTCTCGCGTGACGCTGCTTGTGGATGACGAGAACAGTTTGACGGCGGGCGATGATACCGGCATGGAAGTCATTGCAAGTTGCCCTCACGCCACACAAGCGATGGTAAACGCCTTACTGCAACGAATGAAAGGGTATCGATATCAGGCGTACGAAGCAGGCGCAGCAAACATCGATCCAGCGGCAGAGCTGGGCGACGGCGTGACGGTTGGTGGCATTTATTCGCCGCTGTCTAAACTCTCTGATGATGGCCGCGGATATGCGGGCATTTCTTCCCCCGGAGAAGCGGAGATGGAAGACGAATATCCGGCTGAGGGGTACATCACACAGGAGTTCAACCGCAAGATTGCCGAAACACGCTCAACTATCACCAAGACCAGCGAGGAGATCATGCTCAAGGTCGAGGGCATCGACGGGCGGGTATCGGACATCACGCAAACGGTCGACGGGATCAGCCTATCCGTCACATCAGCATCCAACCCGGATGGCCAGACGACCGCGACGATCACGCTCAAGGTCGGCCCAAACAACTATACTGGCTACATCAAGCTTGACGGCAACGTGGATGTATCCGGTCAGCTTTCGGCGGACGCGCTGTATGCAGCGCTCGGCGAGATCGCAGACTTGAGTGTCAACCGGCTGTCGACCTCGCGCCGGGTTGTCAAGTACCTTGCGGGCGACACAACGGATGACAATTTTATTCGCGTGGCAGAACAGAGCCTTGAGTTCGTCGCGGGCATCGCCAAAAGCACGACGGAGCAGGCAAAAAACCCCAACGGGGAGCTGATCTACTGGGAGGCAGACCCCGCGGGCGCGTCTATCGGCTCGGACGGATATCCCTACGCAAACGGCGAGCGCATTTTCACGACCACCAAACAGACAAGTTGGCCGGTTATGGTGTATCAATACGAGGAGCAGGTCAAGCGCGCGATCTCGTTCGAGTCGGACGGCCAATACTACTACCCTGTGGACGTCTTCGGTGCGGGCGACAACAACGGCAAGCAGCGCGGCTACCTCGTCAAGCGGCAGAACTCGCTGGAGCTGACGTATGAGACGAGCACGGGAAAACAACTCGGTCTCGCCGCGCGGGACGAAGGATATTTAGACTTGATGGGGATGCGGAGAACCGTTGGGCTCAACTTTTCCGGATGGGACAAGGGCAGTTGGGGTGTCCTGCTGGAAGGCGTTAAGGAAATGCTGGATTACGGCGTCACGCTGAACAGTGCGGGAGTCCCGGTTAAGATCACATACCCGGATGGGACGGACTGCCCCATCTACTGGTAAGGGGGCGGACGATGGCGATCAAACACAAAAAGAGCTTTTTAACAGGATATCTGACCGGGCAGGCAATCAAGCGCGGGTTCAACAGCACGTTTGACGCGCACCTCCCGGACGGCAGCGGCACGCTGCGCGGCTATGATGCAGCCAGCTTTAAGGCAGGGCTGGCCGCAGGGCTGTGCGGAGACGGATATTTGCTGCCGTATACGCCGCCGGAGAAAAAACCGGGGATATTTGACGTCGAGGTCAACTGTGATGAGGTCATCATCGACCTGTATCTGCGCAATGCCCGTGGCGAGGCGACCGCGCCGAGTATCTACGGACTGCAGGACATGGGGGGATGGCTGCGGGACAACAATGTCAAGACTATCAGCGACTTCTATGCCTTCTGCGAGCGCGCAGCGCCGCACTTTGGCGGGGTGTTCAGCAAGAAAAATGCGGCGCGGGTCACGGCGTTGTTTTATAACCGCTCTTATTTGCACGAGATATGTGCAAAAAAAACTCTCCCCTTCTCCTATCTCATTCGCGATGCTTATATGGCCGGCAAGATGACCTGGGAGCAATTCATGGACAACAAGCTTTCCGTGGATTCCCGTCTGGACAACTGGACATTCACACTGACACAGCATGTAAAAGCGGACTGCGGAGCAAGTGGCACGGCAGCTTTGACGCCGGTATATGTCATTAAGACCTATGTTCTTTGCCCTGGGAGGTACAGGTTTTCCTTCGCTGAGACAGTGTCTCCTCCGTTTGACGACGACGACACTTCCAAGGCATGGGTAGCAGTTGCTGTCCCTGGAGTATTTGGCAATACGAGCAACCTTAAAACGAAACACAGCCAAGGTGACCTTTACTATCTTGCATCCGGAGAGAGCCTTGAGTTTGAAGTCCCAGTGGGGTCACTAGAGCATTCGCATCTCTTCATCAATCTGTGGCCGTGGCCACCCTTTAAGGTGGACGGATATAATGCTATGACAGATCAGGCACACCGCAGCTACCATGCAGGGATGACCCATGTTCAGACGCTCGCCATGGATCTGCAGCTTGTTGAGATCTATCCGATGCGCACACCGAACAAAAACGCGAATTTGACAAGTCTGCTCCGGGCGGTCGACGCGCTCGATGATTACAAAATCAAAAACGAGGAGCTCGACAGGCTTGAAGACCTCACGCTGGTGGACGAATACAGGCTGATGGTCAGCGGTTCGCCGCACGATCCAAAGACATATCGGGCGACCGCAGCAAAAACAAAGCACAGTGTCGGAGAGGACGACTTGCCGAAAGCACAGATCACCGCTCTTGCAACGGTTGAAAGCGGCATGAACGAGGTAAACGCCAACGGAGTGGAGACGCCGGTCGACGCGGTATCTCTCAGCCTCGTTCTGGGGGAGGCTGCGCCGGGGCTGTCTTACCAGAAACACCAGATTGCGGGAGAAAAACTGAATTTGATCAATTCGTGGACTGCTCCGATTGTGCGGAGGAGGGATGAGGAGAAGTGAGAAAGGAGAAAGAGACGCGCGGGGCGGTCATCGCATACGCGCTCAACCTGATCGACCTATTCTGCACGCTCTGGGCGCTGCATGGCGGGGCGGTGGAGCTAAACCCTCTGATGCGGAGCGTGACGGTGATGATGTTCTACAAGGTCGTCATCGTGTGGGCGCTGCTGTGGTGGCTCTCTACCCGGAGGGAGCGGGCGGCGCGGTATGCGCTATACGTTGCTGCCGTGATCTACGGGGCGGTGGACGTATACCATATGATCAACATTTTATGATAAGGAGGGCAACATGGACAAAACCATTGACGATTTGCTTGCGGCGGAGGCTGTAACGGCGGACGATCTCTTTGTGGCGCAACAAAATGGGACGGCAAAAAAGGTGTCCGGTGACACTTTGCGCAGATATTTAGGGGCGGAATCTGGTTTACCAAAGCCTGATGGCGCGGAAGAAGGTTCTTTTCTCCGCATCCGTAATAAGAAATGGGTGGCGGAAAAATCACCTGTTGTTATCGACTTGTATTCCGCGGGTGTGAATGCAGCCCCAGCGCGGCCTGGGAGCCCCTTCTCATTTGATGTATCTATAGACATCGGAACTCAGCTTGTGGCTGCCGCCAAAAACGGTGGAGCGCTGCTCAAATTCGGGTTCTTGGATAATCAAGATCGCTTGCCGGTACAGGCATATTTTGTTGGGATCACGATCGAAGGCGCGGAAACGTACCAGTTCTATGGCAAGGCGTTTTACAATCAGTGGGGCGTCAATATTTTTTTCAATATGAATCTGCAAAATAGCAGTGCCCAAATATCCTCTTTCTGCACAATCGACCAACCGCGGCTACCGGAACCGGCTGACGACGGGGCGTTTCTGCGATGGAGCATCGAACAGCAAGAGTGGGTGGCGGAACTCGTGCCCGCGGCGGAAGGAGGTACATTTTAATGGCTGAATATTTAGTACAAGGCGAAAGCCTGACGGCAGTTGCGGACGCCATCCGGGAGAAGGGCGGCACGAGTGAGCCGCTGAGTTTTCCGGCGGGGATGGCTGCGGCGGTGCGGGGTCTCCCGTCTGGCGGGACGGATGTCTCCCTTGGCATCACCGCCGCCACAGTGGGCCAGACCATCAAAGTCAAGGCCGTTGACACCGAGGGCAAGCCGACCGCATGGGAGGCGGTGGATGCAGCGGGGGAAGAAAAGTGGGAAAAGATTGCGGACATTGAACTGCGAGCAGATACTGCGGCATATGTGCTTGCTGATTTTGCAACATGGCGCAAAGCAAAAGTCATTATGACCAGACCGCAATATGTTAGCGGATTAAGCAAAAACGTATGGTGCAAAGTTGTTGGTTCTGATGACACATACAACTGCGGTTATTTAACGATTGGGTATGGATATGTCTTTTGGGAGTTTTCCGCAGAAGTCAATGAGTTATTTATTACAACAGAAGCACTTGAGAGTAATAACACTCAAGTCGCGGTAAGCGTTAAATCTTCTGGAACATTTATGCCGCTCAAATCCCCAGTTGAAGATTACAAGTTTGAGCTGAGTTTTATAGACACGTCCGTAATCCAAGAAGGGGATAAAGTCACCGTGATAGGGGTGAGACGATGAAAAAATACGAAAATGGTATCTACCGCGACATGACTGCTGATGAAATCGCAGAGTTTGAAAAGCTGGCGGCAGAACAGCCCGCGCCCGAGCCTACGCCCGAGGAACGCATTGCGGCTCTTGAGAAAGACAACGCCGAGTTGCGTGAGGCAATAAAAGCGCTGTTAAGCGGGGTGACGGCATGAGTGAGCTGAGAGACCGCGTTATCGCTTACAACACAGAGGTCAAGGCCGCGCTGCAAGCGGTCTACAACGACCTCAATCACGGGCAGCGTAAAAAGCTGCTGCGCAATCCCGTAATCCGCGCTATGTTTGAGCGGTACGGCGTGGAAATCGAAGAGTAAAGGAGAAAGGGAGCGGGATATGGATAATGCAAAGCACTACGATGACGCGTCGATCGCGTTGATCGAAAGCCGATGCAAGAGCAATACGCACCGCATCAACGAGTTACAGGAGCATCAAACGGCGCTTGACAGGCTGGCAACGTCGGTCGAGGTGCTGGCGACCAAGCAGGAGACCGTTGAGGGCGACGTCAAGGAAATCAAAGAGGACGTGAAAGCCATCACGGGCAAGGCGGGGAAACGGTGGGACGGGATCGTGGACAAGCTGCTTGCGGCGCTGGTGGGCGCGTTTGTCGCGTGGCTGATCGCAGGGGGTGTGGCGTGATGGATGATTTTGTCGAAGTGGCAGTTGCCATCATCGTGGTCGCTGCCACGCTACTTGGCGCGGCGGTGGCCATTAAGGGCATCCGCGAACTCTGGATGTGGTGCATGGTATGAAGAAGCTGAGAAAGCGGGACAAGTACGTCATCGCGGCAGTGCTCAACCTCTGCTGGTACTGCATTGCGGTGCTCGTATTGACCGCGCATGACAAGGTAGTGCCGGACAGCTTGACCGTCGCGTGGTTCGCGGCGTGGACGGCGGAACTCGGCATGCTGGCTGGAATCAAAATTAAGGGAAAGGACGAATAACATGGAACTGATTCACAAAAGACTGGCAAACCTGATGAGCGTCAAGAGCATCGTGACGCTGGTGCTGACGGGTGTTTTCGCCTATATGGCGGTCACGGGCAACATCTCGCAGGACTTCATGACCATCTACGCGGTCATCATCGCATTCTACTTCGGCACGCAGTCGCAGAAGGCACAGGACGTGATCGACGGCAAGGGTGACGAAAATGTATCACAGTAAGGACATTGCCGACCTACGCGCCGACGTGCGCGCAAACTGCGTCATCTTCCTCGACCTCTGCAAGGAGGCGGGGCTGCCCGTACTGGTGACGGAGACGGTCAGGGATGACGAGTACCAGCG